GAGGATCTTTACATATCGGCCGGTGCGGGGCCTGCCAGCTGGGCCGTGTGGCTGGGCGAGTTCGTCACCACCTATCAGCACGTCGCGCGCGCCAGGCGCGCGCTGCAGCGCGATTCCTCGACGGAAGAATAATGAGCACGCCAGCGCCGGCTTAACGGCCGCGCACCGCCCAGCGTGCGGCGTCTGTGCCAGGCTTCACGCCTGAAAAAACTCGTCGACCGGCAGGTCGACGCCGCTTTCTTCTCTCCTCCTCGCCCGGAAGGGGAAAAGTCTTGCGCAATTTTTTTGGCCCATAATCGCGCTTTACGCAATTCCCAACGCCGCCAGCGATATTCCCGCGCCCGATTGTGCCTCACCAATTGACCCTTTGCCCCTGCCCAACCGGCCGGAAAAAATGATCCGCCAGCGCCTTTCCATCGTGCTTGCACTTGTCGCAGGGCGCGACATGGGAGGGTTGTGCTGCGCGGCGAACGGGTCCGGGCTGTTACCTTCGTAACGATGTTGTAACAGTCGGGTAACGCCGAAAGATAAAATCAATCAAAGGCTTAAGCATGATGTTACCGTGTTACCGGGAAATGATGATCTCACCTTCGCGCGCGCGCGCATGTGTGCATTAGGAGGTAACAGGTAACCACGTAACCTAGACGTGTATATGTATGATTTGATTGGCGAAAATCCTGTTACCGAAGTGTTACTCACGTGGCGGTTGCGGTAACGGCGATCGAAGCGGACGCGGCGGAATAAAATAATAGGTTGGCGGCGATGGCGGACGAAAAGAGCGGCGAAAAGGGGCATCCAGAGGCACTCACAGGGCGCGCGCCTGGAGAAAATTCGCCGGCGGATGCTGCCGATCGGCCGCTCGACCGGGCGCAGATCGCCGCCGGCGTCGCCGAGCTCGCCGGGATCCTCGACCAGGGCGACGACGAACCCGATCTGTTGGATGGCTCGCCCGATCTCCTCGACCTCGACGGGATCGCGATGGCGGCGAACCAAATCGCTGCACCACGGCGGGAGCGGGGAAGGCCGAAAGGCGCAGCCAACAAGCGCAACGATGCCGTCTTCGACTACCTGGAGAAGATGGGCCATCGCAATCCGGCGGTGACGCTGTCGATGATCCAGACAGCCGACACGAAGGCGCTGGCGAAGGCGCTCGGCGTCGATACGCCGAAAGGCAGGCTGGCGGTGCTGCAGCTGCAGATGAAGGCGGCGGCGGACCTGATGCCCTATCGCTACGCCAAGAAGGTCAAGGCCGAGGTCGAGGTACGCAAGCTGCACATGTTCCTCGCCGGCTCGATGAACGATGCGCCGGTGCTTGGCCAGGCGAAAGGCCTGTCGATCTTCGGTACCAATGAAATCAACGGCTTAGCCGTGCGACAAACAGACGGTCAGTCGCACGAAAACGAAAAGCCGAACGATCACAATGTGATAGGCGGCGAGAGCGACTGATTGAAAATCAGATGGTCGAGGCCGTTTCGCGGGCGCGCCCTTGCGTGTGCGCGTGGCGCGCGCCAGCGGCGCGACCCGCCCCCGGGGGCCATCGATCGGCCCGAGGCCAAATTCGGAATTTCGAAATCGCGCGGGCGTCCATCCCCTCCCGTGGGTGCGCTTTCACGCACACCGGCCATTCGGCCGTCTGCCCGCACTGGACCGCTCGGCGGCCGAAATAAATTTTCAGCGGTGAATCGGGCACCGGGTCGGGTGCGCGGGCGCGTGCGAAAAGGGCCAGCGGGTAACGGGATGCAGGGTCAGGGACGTTTCTCGCTGCAGAATTACGAACCGCCGGGGCCGATCGGGGAAGCCTTCATCAAATCGACCGGGCCGATCGATATCATCGGCGGCCCAGCGGGCAGCGGGAAAACCGTCGCCTCCGCCTTCAAGGGTCCGTTCCTCGGCGCCAGCTGGTTTCCCGTCTGCAAGGATGGCGTCATCCGCATCAAGATCGCCACCATCCGCTCGACCTATCGCGACCTGGCGCGCACCTGCCTTTCCTCCTGGCACGAAATGTTCCCGGAGAAACATCCGTTCACGGTTGACTATACCGGCGGCATCGACCGGCCGGTCATCCACAAGCTGCGCTATGGCACGATCCGCGACAACACGGCCGTGCCGGTCGAGCTCACCATGGAATTCGGCGCCATCGGCGACACGGACGTCGAGAAGTTCATCAAGGGTTACGAGATCTCGGCCGGCTGGATGAACGAATGCGATCTGCTCGACGCGCGCGTGCCCGGCCTGTTCTGGTCGCGCACCGGGCGCTATCCGCGCTTCGACAACATCGCCGACAGCGAGCTTGCCCGCATCGTCGGGCCGTACCGCAAGCGCCTGCAGACGCTCGGCGTCCCTATCGACGACGACGAAGCCTTGCTGCCGCGCCTGACCTGGGGCGACTGCAATCCGCCCGACGTGTCGAACTGGGTTGTGGAAGAGGGCGGCTGGCTCGATCCGGAAAAGAAAAATCCGATGATCAACCTGTTCGTCCAACCGTCCGGCCTGGCGCCAAACGCCGAGAACCGCAAGGGCAAGCCGCGCTCCTCCTACGAGCTCGAGCTGCGGACGATGACGAAGAAGGACGCCAAGCGCTACGTCTATGGCGAGCCGGGTTTCGTTGCGGACGGCACGCCGGTCTACGAGGACGAATTTAGCCTCGATATCCATCGGGCGGACGATTTCCTGGAGCCGGTCGACAAGGTGCCGCTCGGCCTCGGGCTGGATTTCGGCGGCTCGCCGGCGGCCGTGATCGGCCAGTTCATGTCGAACGGCCAGTTGCGCATCCTGCGTGAAGTGTGCTGCGAACCCGGCGCGGGCCCCGAAACCATCTCGCGCCTGCTCCTCGAGGTGCTGATCTCGGACTTTCGCGGCTTTCCGGTCTCGGAGGCCTGGGGCGATCCGTCCGCCATGTTCGGCGCCGATCGACAGTCAGGCGGCCTCGCCGACATGGAAATCGTGGCGCGGGCGCTCAACATCAATTTGATGCCGGCGCCGTCGAACGAAATTGGCATCCGGCTCGAATCGGTGCGCTGGTATCTCAAGGGCCTGATCGACGGCCGCACGCCGCGGCTGATCATCGACCCGCGCTGCAAGATGCTGATCGGCGGTTTCGCCGCGCATTACCACCTCACCAAGAAGGCCTCGGCCGGCAAGACCGATTCGATGGCGATCGACAAGGGCCGGCATTCGCACATCCACGACGCGCTGCAATATCTCTGCCTCGGCCATCGCGGCCGCGCCGGCGTCATCGGCGACGTCTCCGGCATGGGGCGCGCGCCGAACGTCGTCGGCATCGGGCAGGCGCGGGCCGCGATCAAGCCGAAAAAAGCGGATTTCAATCTATGGGATGTGTGAGGGCGGTCACGCCGGTGCCGCCCTCGATGGCGCTCGAGCTCGCCGGCGGCAAGTCGTTCCTGCGCAAGGCGCTGGTCAAGCAGTGCGCGTCAGCCCAGGCGATCGCCTATTTCGCCGGCGATGAACCGTTGGCGCTTGCCATGATCGATACGCCGCGCGCCAGGCGCGCCGAGCTGGCGCTCGCCTTCTTCGCGGGCGCGCCGGCGCACATGCGCGAACTCGTCCGCATCGCGCAATTGACGCTGACGGCGATCGCGGAAACTGGCGTCCTGGTCTTCGCCCGCGTCGACCCCGGCAACCGCCAGGGCCAGCGCATGGCGCGGCTGGTCGGCCTGCGGCCGGGGAACTTCCGCGATCCGGCGCTCTGGATCTTCAAGGCGAGGTAACGATGGCGACACTTCTGGGCGGCAACAGCGCCTCGGCGCAGGCGAAGAAACAGCAGCAATTGCAACAGATCGCCGATGACCGGCAGCTGGCGCAGCTGAACCAGAACGACCAGCAAACCCAGCTTTCGGCGCGCAACCCGCGCGGCCGCCGCCTGTTTTCCGACGCGAGCTCGTCCGGCGCCGGCGCCAGCAACGGCCTGCAGACGAACCTGTCATGACGCGCGAAGAGCAGATCAAGTCCGATATTCGGGGCCTCGCCGAAACGGCAAAGCGCGAGGAGGAGCAGGCGCTGCTTTACGCGTTCTCGCTCCTGCAAGGCTTCCTCCTCGATGTCGCCCGCATCGCCGACGCGCTGACCGAAAAGAACCCGAATGGCTGACGATTCGAGCCCCGTTGCCCAGGCAAAGAAACGCGCCGATCGCGCGTGGCAGGAAAATTCCCGCTGGGACCGCTTCTACCGCGACGCCTATGCCTATGCCATTCCGCAGCGACGGCCGGGCGGACAAGGCAAGTCGGAGGAACTCGCCGACAAGATCTTCGACATGACGGCGCCGACCTCGGCGATGCAGCTGGCCGGCACGCTGCAGCAACTCCTGTTTTCCAAGGCGCCGACGCTGGAAACCGGCGCGCTGGTTCACCAGGCGATCGGCGACCAGGGCAAGGAAGTGCTCGATCGGCGACTGGAGAAGATCGGCAAGTTCGTCCAGCCCTTCATGCAGGCCGGCGACGTCGACACGGCGACGCATGAAATGTGCATCGATCTCGGCGTCGGCACCGGCGCGCTCATCCCGCTGCGCGGCACGCCGGAACGGCCGATCATCTTCTACGCCCCGCCGGCCGACGAAATCGCCATCATGGGCGACGCCTTCGGCCAGCAATCCTTCCTGTCGTGGAAGCGCACGGTCTGCCGCGAG